TGTTGTCGGAGGTTCTGGCATATACGCTGATTGGAAATCTGCTGGATGCATTTGCTGAAAAAGTTAATCCCTGGAAACCATCTGAATAGGGTGTAGTGATCGTTGGACATGCGAGGGTGGGGAAGACCATGTGCCTCACCCTCCTTTTAAAAACTTGGAAAATATGGATGGGGACATAATAGTACAGAAGTTGTTGAACGGGGTACCCGTGGATGATTTTATTGTTTTCTCCATTGCGGCCATGGTGGGTTTTATTCTCACCTTTGGCTGGGATGTAAAGGAAGGAGTGAAGAAAAGCACAAAAACCCCTAATAGGTGGGATTGGCCTTCATTTTGGAAGGGATGGAAACGGGTCACACAGAGTATTATTCTCATTGTTGCCAGTATTGTGTTCTGGCCTCAAATATCAAGGTTCCTGCTTGATTCAGAAACCCCCATCAATCTGACTCTTTGGTCATCCTTTGGGATAGGAATGGGATTGGATAGGATATCAGCAGGACTGTCAGCCTTGCGCAAAAAATAACAAGATATGAAACGGACAAAGTTCACCGCAAACGCCAAAAGACCAATAAACCCCTCCACATTGGCCCGGTATCAGAATTTGATGACCATGGGAGCCATCGCAAATAGGTCCGCATTGGCTGCCCGCTTCGGTTCTCAATACGGAGGGGACAGGAAGATATATCAGGCGCTGGGCTATCCCACAGATATTGAATATGAAGATTATCTGTCCAGGTACACCCGACAGGATATTGCCAAAGCGGTGATCAACCGTCCTATTTCACAAACCTGGAAAGGACAGGTCAATATCACTGAGACAGACACCAAGACGGAAACAGCCCTGGAGAAGGAATGGAAGGTTTTAGACAAGAAACTAAAGTTACAATCCAAGTTCGTACGTTTGGACAAGGTCAGTTCCGTCGGGCAATACGGGATCTTGCTGTTGGGCTTCGATGATACTGAGGACACATCTGATTTTGCCAAGCCTGTGGAGGGGAACGGCAAAAGGAAATTGTTGTATGTGAAGCCTTTGGGAGAGGGCAATGCCCCCATTAAGAGCTATGTCAAGGACCCCAAAAATGAGCGATATGGTATGCCGGAGATGTACGAGGTGACTTTTGCCAACTCCGATACCGACACTACAACCACCACTTTTAAATTACATTGGACCAGGGCACTCCATGTGACTACTGAGTTGTTGGAAAGTGAAGTGGAGGGGGAGCCCGTATTGAAGCCCATATGGAACCGCTTGATGGACCTGGAGAAGCTGACCGGAGGGTCTGCTGAGATGTTCTGGAGGGGAGCCCGTCCCGGATATCAGGGCAAGATCAAGGAAGATTTCATGATGACCACCGAGATGGAAGAAGATCTGGAAGATCAAATGGACGAATATGAAAACAACTTGAGACGCTTCTTGATGAATGAGGGGGTGGAATTTGATGCCCTGGAGACACAGGTCACGGACCCCAGCAAGCACGTGGACGTGCAAATACAGATGATTTCCGCCATCACGGGAATTCCCAAGAGGATATTAACCGGGTCTGAAAGAGGGGAATTGTCTAGTGAGCAGGACCTGACAGGATGGTACAACGTGGTACAGACCCGGAGAGAAGAGCATGCTGAACCAAACATCGTAAGGCCGTTTGTGGACCTGATGATAAAATACAAAGTGCTGCCCGCTCCTAAAGATGCGAAAGGAGAGAATGACTATCAGGTGGAATGGTCTGATCTGTTCGCCACATCTGACAAGGAAAAAGCTGAAATTGGAAAGACCCGGGCAGAGGCTCTGAGGGCATACGCCTCCAACCCGTCTGCTGAAATGATTGTGCCTCCCGAAGCCTTCCTGGAGTACTTTTTGGGGTTGGATGAGGATCAAAGGGAGCAAATCACTGAGTTGATGAAATCAGCTATGGTTAAGGAAGAAAGGGCGATCAGGGAAGCGGAGAGATTGGCACCACAACAACCAACTGAGGAACCTGTTGAAGAAGAGGAGGAAGTGGAACAATGAGTGAATTGACTACCACATATCGGTTCGTTGTCAATGCGTATGATCCCACCAGGACATTAACGCTGCGCAGAGCTTTTGTGCGTTCTATGGATAGGAGGTTCAGGGAGTTGATTGCCGTGATCCGCAAGACCATCGTGGATCAGGATTGTTTCGGATTGACTCCTGGAGTGTACCAAGCTCCATTGACCCCCCCTCCGGGACGTCAGGTGTTCAATTTCCCACGCACAGCGGATAAGGTCCGGGCCTTCATGCGGTGGCTACAACAGCAGGAGCAGAAAGGGCTTTTGGAACTAGTACAATATAATCGAATTGGGGAGGCCGGGGAGCAGCCCTGGACCAATATGTATATTCGGGACAGTTACAAACGGGGGGTGATGCGAGCCCGTTATGAATTGAGCAAGGCCGGGTACACCCTCCCCTCCATAGAGGCTTCCGGGGGGATCGAAGCCGTGTTGGGAGCTCCTTTCCATATCGACCGGGTTGGTTTGATGTATTCCCGGGCCTTTAGTGAGTTGCAAGGGATCACCACGGCAATGGATACCCAGATTAGTCGGATCTTGGCACAGGGGCTGGTGGACGGGGACAACCCCAACTTGTTGGCCCGCAAGCTCATATCCACTATCAACGGGAGCGGTATGGGGGATTTGGGGATCACAGACAGCTTGGGACGCTTTATTCCGGCCCAACGCAGAGCCCAGACACTGGCTAGGACCGAAGTGATCAGAGCCCACCATGCGGCTAATATGGTTGAATACAGGAATTGGGGAGCAGAGGGGGTGGAGATCTTCGCTGAGTGGAGAACGGCTGGAGATGATCGTGTGTGTACGGAGTGTGCGGGGTATGACGGGAACAGGTACACTTTAGAGGCTGCTGAGCATGCTATCCCGGTACATCCCAATTGTCGTTGCGTTGCGTTGCCCATCTCCCGGAGCAGATTGCCGGAAGGGGCAGAAGTATTTGACGAATTTGTAAGAACAGTATGATGAAAAGTTTAACCATAGCTATGCCATACTATGAAGCCCCTCAGATGCTTTTGGAGCATTTGAAGTGGTGGACTGATTATGAGCCGGGAGAAGTTTCTATTGTGATAGTGGATGACGGGTCTGAAGTTGATCCTGCGCACTCTGTATTGGAGTGGAACGGAATCCCTGAAGGATTGGATTTGGCTTTATTCCGAATTGAGTTGAACATTCCGTGGAATCACGCTGGAGCAAGGAACCTGGCCATGAAGCACGTGAAAACAGAATGGGCCTTGTTAACGGATATTGACCACTTGCTCTTCCCTTGGGCAGCGAAAAAGCTGATGCGGTTGAGCCTAGACCCTGTGTTGGTGTACCAGCCCCCCCGATATGACAGGGTGGATGGGGCACCGCAAAGGACGGAGCGACACACTGATTCATATATTATCACCCCGGAGATGTTTTGGAACGTAGGAGGATATGACGAGCAGTTCACTGGGTATTGGAACGGGGCTTTTGAGCCCTTCCGCAAGGCTCTGAAGAGAACCACCAAGATCGTGGAGGTGGGGGAAGGACACCTGCTGCGTTTCAACAACACTCACGAGATCCCTGATGCCAACGTGACGGAGTGGGGCAGAAAGGGCACCGAGTTTGATATCAACCACGAACCACACTTGAAGAAGAAACAGAGAGTGGCTATGAAGAAGTACAAACCACAAGTATTGCAATTTCAATGGGAGCAATTAATATGATACCTGCCATGACCCCCACGGAGGTCCATGCGTATTTATACCGTCTGGGGAAATCCTGGAGTGGGTATGGTAGTGCCTTGGAATTGGGTTCTTGGTTGGGGGCTTCTGCTACTCACCTGGCCCGAGGGCTGCGGGAGGTGGGTTATGATTTGCCGTTTTGGTTGTTCGACCGTTGGGAGGCAACTTATAATCAGGTTGAATTGGCCAGTGAGTTTGGTCAGCGTTTGACGATTGGGCAGGACACTGCACAAATATGTGAGAAGAACGTAAAAGGGCAATATGAGCAAGTGCGGTGTGTGCGAGGAGATTTGCCAAAAAGTTTGAAGAAATATGACGGAAATAAGATAGAATTTTGCATATTTGATGCACCGAAGCGGAACCCGGTTTTCATAAAGTGTATGGAAGCCCTGGAACCGCTCTTCATACCGGGAATTACAGTACTGGGTCTGTTGGATTACTATTCTTACACCAAAGTCAAGGGGGTAACAGTAGTTGAGAACCCAAGGATGGCCCCAGTGGATTTCATAACCGGACACCCAGATCATTTTGAGATGATAATGGATTGGCCAGGACTGTGTTCATGTGCCTTTTTCAAATATTTGAAACCTGTAAAATGGTAACTATGGAAACAAAAGAAAAAACAACTGCGTTCCATGCTTATATTACAGCAACTGCTGATTACCCCATCAGGGAAGTCACCTACCAGGGGAGACCCCACTTGGTGGTGCCTGTTGTTATGATGGTGGAGGGAGTACACCACGGTTCTGGTGGTCCTATTTTTCACAGATCGGAAACTTTACGTGATTTGCCGGAGCGATGGAATGGTATTCCCATCACAGTTAATCACCCAGAACATGAACGACTCAATGTTTCAGGTAATTCCCCTGAAATCATGGATGAGTATTCCGTAGGACAGGTGTTCAACACTCATTATGATAACGGGTTGAAAGCAGACGCCTATATTGATGTAGAACGTATTCAACGTATCTCACCTGAGGCACTGGCCTACATTCGAGCAAGAAGGCCACTGGATGTCAGTGTGGGAGTTTTTAATGCCACCGAGCCCATCACAGGAGAATGGGGGGGTGAAACCTACGAATCTGTAGCTGTTAACTATGTTCCAGATCACTTGGCCCTTCTGCCCGAGGGACAAGGAGCCTGTTCATGGTCAGATGGTTGTGGTATTCGTGTAAACAAGGAAGGAGGTGATGCCGTGAATGATCTTTTAAAGACTTTCAAGGAAATTAGCCAGAAGGGCTATGCAGTAGCGCTCATCAACAACGAAGAGGGTTACCAAGAGATCTCCCAACTGCTCCAAAATGCATTGGACAATATGGATACCAATTCTAAGAAGCACTTTCTGGAAGAGGTTTTTGCCAATGATTTCATTTACCGTGTTCGTAATCCGGAAGGGGGCAGCACACTCTATCGTCGTGGATATTCCGTGAATAACGGGGCTGTTTCAATGGCAGACGGACCTGCAGAAGTGCGCAAGCAGGTCAGCTATGTCACGATGAGAATGAGACGCACAAAACCTAGTAATAACAATGAAGAAGGAGGAACAACTATGAGTGATCCGAAAAGCCCTTGCTGTGAAGACAAGGTGGACCGACTGATTGCCAATGAGCAAACGAAGTTCACTGCCGCAGACAAGGAATGGTTGCTGGCTCTTAACGAGCAGCAGGTTGACAAGCTCATTCCGAAGGAACCCAAGGTCCAAGCCAATGCGGCTGAGGCCATCGATACCTTCAAGAGTACGTTGACCAGCTTGGATGACTACACCGCCCTCATGCCCAAAGAAATGGGTGAGAAAGTGAAGGCAGGTGTGGCGCTTATTCAGGCCAACAGGGAAGCTCTCGTGAAGAGCATAACCGACAATTCCGACAAGTTCACCAAAGAGCAGCTTGAAAACCTGTCCGATGATGTGCTGGAAGGGATTGCCGAAACATTCAAATCAAAGCGCACTGACTATTCAGGCCAGGGTGATCCCCCGCCTACCGTCAACGGTGACGATGCGGAGATGATGCTGCCGCCTGAAGTGCTTGCGTATGAATCTCAAAAAAAGGAGGGATAAACTATGAGCCGCAGAACAATTAAGTACAAAAATTACTCCAACATTGAGGAGGAGTATGATGCTGTAGCAGCCATCACTCCCGGTATGATTCTGGAGTTGACCAGTGCTGGCAAGGTTCAGGCCCATTCAAGTGCGGGTCGAAATCTTCTGCCCATGTTCGCCTGTGAGGATGAGTTGCAGGGAAAGGGCGTTGGCGATGCTTATGCCGCTGATGATAAGGTAAAGGTATGGATACCGGGACGTGGTGACATCGCTCTTGGCATCCTGGCGGATGGTGAGAACGTCGCCATTGGTGATTTTCTGGAATCCAATGGGGATGGGAAGCTGAAGAAGCATGTTGCGGATGTTGAATCATTCGAGTCTGCTGAAGCTGGTGTCATTACCGTGTATCCGAATCAGATTGTTGGCCAGGCCATTGAGGCAGTCGATGTCAGTGATAGCTCCGGTGGCGAGTCCAGTGGAGATCTCGGGTATGACAAGCGAATCCAAGTGCGAATCATTTAAAAAGAAAGGAAAGAAAAATGGAAACACAAGTTGATCTCGTACTCAATGGCAAGGGCCAAGGAGCCCTGGCCAAACAGCTTCTTACCATGGGACGTGCTGATGTGGGGGCCATGAAGCCCTATATTGATTCCAAGGGAAGAAGCGTGGTGACTGTTTTTAAAGGTGGGGACCCCAGAATGCGTTCCAATTATCATACTGTCCAGGTCAATGCCGCTACCCTTCGCAGGGATGAGTGGAAGATGCTGGATGATGCTGTGATGGGGATTGCAGAAACCCGTCTGGTTGGTGTACAGGACCTGATTGACAGGAACCTGGTATACAACCTGGGTAATGGGTTTGGTACTACTGTATTGGAATGGCATGACGTTAGTGATGCCCTGGAAGCCGACCAGACAATGGACGGTATTACCAGAGCGAAAAACGACCGTCCTGAGTTCCAACACAACTATCTGCCCCTGCCCATCGTTCATGTGGACTATGAAATCAATGCCAGGGTGCTGGCAGCTAGTCGTAACATGGGCAACCCTCTGGATACCACAATGGCTGAACGGGCTGGACGTAAGGTGGCTCAATTCCTTGAGAATTCTCTTTTCACCGATACCAGCTACAGTTATGGTACCAAGGATGACCGCAATCGTAATACCATTTACAGTTATCCCAACCACCCGGATCGTAATCTGGTTACTTTGAGTGACTATGGTAATTGGGATGATAGCTCAACCAGTGCTATCAATATCCTTCACTCTGTGAGGGCTATGAAGCAGGCAGCTATCACAGCCAAGCGGTATGGTCCGTACCAGTTGTACGTTCCTACCAATTACGAAACCCGGTTGGATGATGACTATGACATGACCACTCCAGGAACGACTATCCGTGAGCGCATCATGAAAATCGACAAGATTGAAGGTGTGAAGGTCATTGATGCTCTTCCGGATGATAATGTTCTGTTGGTACAGATGACCTCTGATGTGGTTCGCCTCGTTCGTGGTCTGGGTATCCAGAATGTTCAGTGGGGAGCTGAAGGGGACATGGTTTCCAAGTTCAAAGTCATGACCATCCAAGTTCCTCAGATCCGTTCCGATGCAAATGGTTCATGTGGAGTGATCCATATGTCTTAGGAACTGTGGAAGATAATCACTAATCAAGTGATTTTCTTATTTTGACAACTTTAAATCTAATAATATGAAACGTACAAAATCAAAAGACGTGCTTTGGTGGAGAAAAATTGGTGGTGGGTCTTTACATATCCGCATTGACGGAAAGATGAAGATCATCAAGGAGAACCAAAAATTTCCAGCCAGAGCGGAAGAAATCCCACAAGTATTCCGTGACGTCATCAAGCCTTTGAACCATGTGGAATTGGAAAATGTGGAGAAGAAACAACAGAGTATTGATGTCAAGAAGCTGAAATACACGGTCAAAAGCAAAGGTGGTGGATGGTTTGATGTGGTTGATGCCTCTGGAAAGGTGGTCAACGAGAAAGCCCTGCGCCAGGAAGCTGCTGACAAGCTGGTGAAAGATCTTACAGAATAGTGAGATGGACTGGAACATTCCTAAAATGTGGGAAGGAGGGGAATGTTGGATCATCGGAGGTGGTCCGTCAATGCCTCGTCAATTTGGAGTCCCTGAAAGCACTGTTGATAAAGTGTATTCCGGGGATCTTCCTATGAGTGCATACTCCCCTTTTCTTTCCCCCATACACTCTAAACACGTGATTGCGGTCAACGCTGCCTTTCTGATAGGAGAATGGATGGACCTAGTGTTTTTTGGGGATGGTGGTTTTTACTTCAAAAACCGCAGAGAGTTGTCTGACTTCCCTAAGATCCGGGTGTCCTGTAACCCAAACCTCAAAACCAAGAGTGTACAGGGGGTGCGGTTTGTGTCTCGGGATGGTAAGCATCCGCACGGGATCTCTAGCAGGAGAAATCGTGTGAGTTGGAATGGGAACACCGGGGCTGCTGCTATAAATTTGGCCTATCACTTGGGCGTAAAGCGGATCTGTCTATTGGGATTTGACATGAAGTTAGGTGAGGATGAGAGACAACACTTTCACAATCATTATCGAAAGGGTAAAAATCGTGATGCTCGCAAGTTGCCTTTCCACCGTCACCTCCGGGGCTTCCCCATGATAGCTCAGGATGCTAGGAAGTTAGGTTTGGAGGTGCTGAACATCAATCCTGATTCAGCTATCCTGGAGCTGCCCAAATTGGAATTAAAAGATGTATTATGAGAAAAACAAAACCGCATAAAAGGTTCTGGTGGTTAGTGGGACAGATTCTATCTAATCATTTCAAGGTGGGAGCTGAGATTGGAGTGGCCAATGGGACAACTACCAAGAAGATTTTACAATATTGCCCGGAGGTGTTTTTGTTTGCTGTGGATCGGTGGGAGAATGTTGAGAAACCGGATGATTTGGGGGACCGCTTGGAGGATGAAAACTATGTTGGAATGTACAATTGGGATGCGGAGGCTGGTTTCAGGAAGTTTTCCAACAACATTCGTCCTTACAAGTCCCGGGTGCAGGTGTTAAAAGGGGATAGTGTGGAGATGGCGGATCAGGTGAAGGATGGATCTTTGGATTTCATTTTCATTGATGCGGATCATTCGTATCAGGGAGTGATCCGGGATCTTGCTGCGTGGGTGCCCAAGCTCCGGGTTGGGGGAATGTTAAGTGGTCATGATATTCACTTGGCTGGAGTACACCGGGCTGTGTCTGAAAAAATCCCCAATTATCAAGAGGTGCCCGGGGATCATGTTTGGAAAGCGGTAAAGGAAGATTATGAGGATTGATGTCAAAATACCATATGACCCAGAGGAAAAACTGGCGGAGGCGTACAACCGTGCGTTGGAGGAAAGCACAACCCCATGGGTCTTATTCCTGGACCAGGACGTGTTTTTGTGTAATCCCCACTGGTATGACATGTGTCTGTATGTCATAGACACTTTGAATGTAGATCCTTTGGCTGCCTGTATAGGATGTGTGTGCGGAGGGGAACGGCACAAACGTAGCATGGCTAAAGGGGTGACCCCATCAGCAGATATTGAGTTTCACATCAAAAGATCTCGTCAACATTATAGAGAATTTGGAAACCTAGTCCAACGAGAGAAACAGCATATCCCAGGATATTTCATGTTGCTGGATCGTGAAATAGCTTTGAAAATAGGATTCAGGCAGGTCAAAAAGCGGGTCAATAATATTGATCAGGACTTCGGAGCCCGGTTGATGGAATCGGGTTATCACAACTACATAATGCGTGGGTTGTATATCTACCACAGACGTGGGATGCGTCATTTGAAAAAAGACTTTGTAATTGGAAATGGTTAGACAAGATCCTATATTGATTGCGGCTCCGCCTCGTTCAGGAACTACGTTGCTGGCAGCCATTCTTAATGCTCACGGAGTATGGGTTGGACGGGGGCGCACCACCCGTTACCCGGGAACCAATATGAATTTTGCCAGTGAGAATCAAGACATCAAGAAGATTTTCAAGGAAGTGGCTGAAGGTCGGGGATACAAAAATTGGAACACTCCATTTCCTGACTTCTCTCCATATCCCCGGTTGAAAGATCGTATTGAGGAATTTGTCCCTGAAGACACTCCGTGGTTAGTCAAGACAAGTTGGAACTTGATTTTTTTGAAGTTTTGGGTGAACGAATATCCCGAAGCACGTTGGTTATTCCCTATCCGTGGCATCGAGAAAATTGTCGATAGCATGAACAGGCATCCTGGGATGGCGAAGCATCCTGACAGTGAGAAATACGATTATGTGAATGCCTTACAGAGAAGGAGACTTGAAGCCATTACGACAGACATCAAATATCACCGCTTTAATATTGAGAAATTTGTGTATAGAGAAGAAGGAGTGATTGCAGATGTATTTTGTTTCTTGGGGATCGAGCCGCAATGGAACGTCATAAATAAGATACTTGAACCTACAATGCTGAAACGATGAACAGTAATTACCATAAAGTATATGGCACAGGTAAGGTGAATATCATGTGTCTGTACTGGGTGGGGGAGTTCCGGGGCCGGGATTTCACTGTTGAGGATGTTTACAGGCTTTACAAGTCAGTGCTCAAGCACATTGATCGTGATTTTGAGTTTTATGTGTTGACCAATGATATGGAAGCCGTTCTGCCAGGACATAAGATCGCCCTCAAGCATGCTGATGATTGGCCTGGTTGGTGGGCCAAGATGGAGTTACACCGGGGGGATCTTCCTCAGGGCAGAACTTTGTACTTGGATCTGGATTCTCATTGTATTCGTTCTCTGGGTCCTATTTTGGACACCCCTGGGAATTTGGTGATGTTTCCTACCCCACATCCAGGAGCCACCCGAATGACTGAGTTGGGTTGGGTGATCCCTAAGTACCAAGCAGCCACGATGTTGTTTGATTCGGGTGTGTTTGAGTGGATGTATGACAAGTTCAAAGCTGATTGGGACTATTATATTACTCATTATAGAAGTGATCAGGATATCATGGCTGAGTGGATACCGGACCAGGGTTTGTTCTTCCCTCAATGGATGATGAAATTGGGCCAGGTGATGAAGGGGTCCAAATACAATATAACTCCCCCGGAGGATGTCATTATCATAACAGGACAACCCAAGGGCAAATTGTTTAGACAGACTAATAAATTGCGATGGCTAGAAAAAATGGCAAGGTGAAGAAACGAGTGGCAATCATTACTATCAATCTGTCATTCGGAAATTGTGTGGGGTTGTATAAAGCCCTACGTGAGGAGTATGATGTGACGGTTTTCACCCGCTCTAGGGATCAAAAAGGTATGGTAAAAGAAATTCCACACCATTTGGGATTCAGTGGTATTGACCTGGGTTTTGATCATTATTTTATTGTGAGTGCCGCTGCTTTTTTACGAGTGCATAAAAGTCGTATCAGGTCTATTTTTCGATACAAGCGCAAAATATCAGTTATTCTGACTGACAGTTGTTATCGGGTTCATCATGAATATTTGAACAAGTTGATTCACAGGTATCGTTTATTTGTTATGCCTGATTTATCCTATTTATGCCCGTTTCCTCACAAGATCTATTATGCCCCGTTTGAGTACACAGATTCCGTGAATAAGAATGAGAGCATCACAATTGCCCATTCTCCCCATTCTGCTTCTAAAAGAGCAATAAAAGGGACAGAAATAATAAAGCAAGAAGTTGCTAAATACAATGTGGATTTTTCGATCATTGAGGGGAAATCTTGGAGAGAAGCTATTGCGGAGAAATCTAAAGCCCATATTTTCATTGATCAAATTGCTCCTAATAATGGAGATGGTTGGCATGGGGGTTTGGGTAAAAGTGGAATAGAAGCAATGGCTGTTGGTTGTGCCACTATAACATCTGGGGATTGTTTTAATCATAATGGGGAAATTCCACCACCCCCCATTGTATTGGCTGATGAGAATACATTATATGATGTTGTGGGAGAATTGCTGGAGAATACTAAGCGCAGGGAGGAAATTGCTACCAATCAGCAATTGTGGGTTCAAGCCTATTTGAATTACAAATTTCAATCGAATTACTTACATGCTTGATTACGAAAAAATATACAATGGTCCTGCTTCTGTAAAGAAGGTAGATGCTTCTTGGGAGCGGTACAGATTTGCCAAAGAATCTGCAGACAAAATGCCTATGCGTTATGCGTGGTCTATTGAGCATTTATTTGGATCTGTATTGGATGTGGGGGCTGGAGATGGTTATGGGGCGTATTTAATGACTAAGAATAAAAACATAACCAGTATCACTTGTTTGGAAATACAGGATGCAGCTATCAAAAAGATGGATAGGCACCTGCGTAAGTATAACAATATTAGAATTGTGAAAGGGGCCATTGAAAACATAGATCTTGGGATTGCTTTTAATTGCGTTCATTGTGGGCACACTCTGGAGCATGTAGAAGATTTGGAACAAGCCATGAGGGGGTTGGTTCGTCATTGTCGGGATAGGATTGTTATTTCAGTTCCTATCAATGGGGGTGTAAATAGAATGCACCTCCGGGAATTTGTTTCTGATGAACAGGTGATATCACTTGTTGAGAAGTATTTCAAACCAATAGAATATAAACATTTTTCAAAAGGGAATGATGTTTATAGTCTTGTAATAACAGCAAAACCGTATGGATGAAATGTATGTAATATGCTTTTATTGGGAAGGGGAGCGATGGCACTCCAACCCCAATGTGTCTGAGTCAGCCGACCCCAGCTTTCGTCGTATGTTGCAACGAGCCGGAAACGTGGACTTGAAAATGGCAAGCCACTATGTGGATAACCTATTCCACGGGGTTTCTCGGTTCGCAAACAGACCCTTTAAATTCATTTGCTTTACTAACGAAGATCTACAGGTGGACAAATCCATTGAATTACGACGATTCCCTCTCCACACAGATCGTGGTGTGTTACCACGGGTATATATGTTTAGCCAAGAGGCTGGATTGGAAAATCGACAGGTTTTGTGTATTGATCTGGATGTGGTGGTTGTGGGCGATCTTTCCCCCTTGATGAATTATGAGGGACTGTTTTGTGCCCGGAGCAAATTCAAGCCCGGGGAAGAGTGGAAATTGGACGGTGATGTGATGAGTTTCCGGGCTGGAGAAGAGGCTGACCGATTGTTCTGGCAGCCTTTTATCAAGGATGTGGATGCTGCGGTCAAGCTGACCAATGGTCGGGAGCGCTATTGGGTACGCCATGTGGCCGATGACTTTGCAGATCGTTGGGATAAGGTTGCTCCTGGAGCTGTGCTCAGCTACAAGCGTCACATGATAAAAAGATCCCGGTTGCCAGAAGAGGCCGTGTTGGTGAGTTGCCACGGCACTCCCAGACCTCATCAGATTCGGGCTGATTGGATAAAAGACTATTGGAAATGACTATTGATACGGTTAACATAGGGAAAAGTTTTGTTATGGCCTATCTGATCAGGTATGCAGAACGTGTTGAAACATCGAATGGTAATGTATATTACAGATTCAATGGATGGTTTCAGCAACTCCCTGACGATTTTGAATTCATTTTACACCGGGAAGATCTCCCTTCAGATCTTTCAGAGTATCTATGTAGATCAGGATTGGGTGGGGACAATCCAAAAATTGAAAAACCGAAAATATGAATGAACCAATCTTAATCACAGGTTGTGCACGTTCTGGTACCAGCCTAATTGCGGGTATCATAAACCAGTCAGGGGCTTTTGGGGGTAATATGAGCGGACCCAATTCTAACAACCCCAAGGGGATGTTTGAAAACGCACGTATTCGTAACAGTATTGTGAAGCCTTATTTCCGATCTATTGATGTAGATCCTTTGGGACAATACCCGCTTCCTGACGTGACTGATTTGCCGATCCCCACGGCTTGGAGATCCCGGGTGGAGGAGATTATTCAACACGAGGGATACAAAGACGGTCCCTGGATGTACAAGGGAGCCAAGATGTGTTTGCATTGGCCTGTTTGGCATTATGCGTTCCCTAAGGCCAAATGGATTATTGTCCGTAGGAAGGATGAAGATATTGTCAACAGTTGTATGCGGACCGGGTTCATGAGGGCTTTTCATAATCCAAATAATCTGAAGGCCGTGGGAGCTCGTAACGAGAAGGAGGGTTGGCAATGGTGGGTGGATCAACACAAGGCCCGTTTCCGGGAAATGATGGATGAGGGGTTGAATTTAGCGGTGATTTGGCCTCAGCATATGATTGACGGGGATTACAGTCAGGTGAAGAATAGGCTGGAGTGGTTGGGGTTGGAGTGGGCCCTGGATGTCCCGGAATTCATTGAACCCAAGTTGTGGAAAGCCCGAAACAAAAAGAAACCTATAAAAATGAAATAA